TTGAAACTCAATATTTAGACCCTCCTGTTTTGTTAGCTGAATGTCTACCATAGTTAGGGTATCTAATACCTTTAGCAATCTTCCAAGCATCTTGACTCATTCTACGTCTTTGTGTTATAGATATCTGTTCTGCTTTTTGATTAGCCATTTGTTTCAATGTTAAGAAACAAGCAGACTTAGCTTCATTAAGTAAGTATGTAAACATCTGTACTGGTAAGTCTGGAGTAAATGTATCTGACATTGTAAAGGCTACTGACCTTTTACCATGACATTGTGTTTTAGAATTTTGTAATGTAGTATCTAATGCACTTAAATAAGAATCCATAACAATATTTTCATCATCAAAAGATGTAAAATACTGTGGACATTTATCATTAAGTATGTTAAGAGTAATACCAGTAGTATCTGTAACTTTGTAAATATTAGTAGCAGTGCTATCTCTAGCATCTAATATATCCATAAAATCTTCTGGTAATTTATATTCAATAGATTGAAATAAATCTTTAGCTATAGCTGTTTTTTTATTATTATATTTAATAAATTTTAAATCAATAATATCATCAGGTAATCTCATATGAGTAGGTCTAGTATCAGTACCACTAGCTGTTAATTTAAAAAGCTCATATAAAAATGCATAGTTCTTACCATCAATAATATTGTAGTAAGTAGTCTTAATTATCTGTGCTACTTGTAAAGCTTCTACACTATCATTAATGCTATTGACATCATCTGAATCCATGTCAGATAAGATATCTTGAGTCATTGCTAGTAAATTCATTTTAGCCATTAGACTACTCCTAATACTCTTAAAGATAAACTAGCGTATTGAATAGTAGCTGATGCACTAGTTTTAGATTTAACTTCTATATAATCATTAGTAGCCATAGTTGTACTTCCAACAACTGTAATATTTCCCCAATCACTTGTTGTTGTAGTTCTTATACTTCTTGAGCCTGCTATTTCTGTACCATTTTTAAATAAGGCAAACTCTACATTTTTATTACTACCTGAAGCTTGATTACAAGCCATTGCTAAAGTAATTGTAACATTCTTTGTATCTGTACCATCATACCTAAGTCTAGCATTAGGTGATGTTTGAACTGTAAAGTCTGATACAACTCCACTAACCCATGTAGGGTCTAGTAATACATCTGATGTAGTATTAGCTTGTGTGTATGTAGGACTAGCTGAATTAAATGCAATGTAGACATTAGCTACTGCATTAGGTGCTGTCCATGCACCTGAACCAGAACCATTAGCAACATATACAGTCTTATTAGAGGCTGCCGCTACTCCCTTTGGTTCATGTAGGTCACTACCTGTAATAAGATTATGTTGTATTGTCATAATGTTTCCTGTATTAAATTAGGGGTAAGCCCTCCTAAGAGGGCGTTACCGAGGTATTACTTGTCGTATGCGAATTCTACGACACATCTTGCTTTACCAGCAGTCAAATCGTCAACTGACTTATCTACGATAAGTTGACCTGGATTTGCACCGATGCCTTTACCAACTAATGCACCAGTACCATTAACAACGTCGCCATCAGCGTCGATAAGTGCACTTTCTGCATTAACTGCAGTAATTAAACCATCTACGTCGATATCAGTTCCATCTTTCTGTTCAAGACCAACTGTTAAGTCAGTAGTAGTAGAAGTAGATGTAAATGCTTCATCGATATAAAGAGTAGCAGACACAATAGATGCGTTTGCTGGAATTACTTGTGGTAGATTGCTGTTAAGAGCAGCAGGCAAATCATCATATGAGAAGTGCCATTCTGCGGACTTAACTACGCCCATTTTAGTAGACTCTTGACCACCATATTTATTTTTAGTAGTACGAGTACCATAATGATTTGCAACGCCCCTGATAGGAGCTAATTCAATAGTCATAACTTTTCTCCTTAGTAAGTTGCTTCATCAGTTAATAGAACGCCTAGTGTATCAGCACGCTGAACACCAAACCCGAACCTAGAAGTAACCTGATATTTATCAGCTCTTTCTTCTTGGTCTCTCCAACCTTCTGTTTGCGGAGCACGTCTCCATGCATGCATAACAGGCTTACATGAATCATCTGCTACGCACATGAACACGTTAACCTTATCACCAACTTCAGCTGTATCATTAGCTAGGTCATATGCTGCACCATTAATAGCTTCTGTTGCTGTAAGTGATGGTAAGAAGTTAGAAGTATAAATATCCCAACCCATAATGTTTCTTACGAAACGGTGGTCTCTAGCAAAACCTTCGTTAAGAACACCTTGGAATTGCGGAGTGTTATTAACTACAGATGTTTGTGAGATTAATGAGTTAAGAGTTGCTTCTACGATAGGGTCAACAATTGCAATACGACCTGATGCAGGTGCATTAGCTTTGTCAAACGCTAGTTTCATAGATACAAAGTCAGCAAGAACAACATTTCTTGTTGCTGCTCCAGAACCACCAGCTACCCAACGATGTGGACGACCATTAACTAAGTTAAGGTCTGCTGCTGTTTGTCCGCCATTAGCTACGGCTAAACAACGTCCTTCGTGGTTTTCACCAAGAGCACGTGTTGATTCCATAGCTCTCATAGCCATGAGTGTATCTACTTGTGAACCATCTTCACGTAGGTCATCAGTAACTTTCCAAGCATCACCGATATAATCAGTAATAGATAGAGTAATGTTACCAGTGTCTATGTTAGTAAAGTTCAATGGTGTATCTTCAGCTGCATCTTGAAGTGTTACAGTACCAACTGTTTTAATGTTTAGTGTTGTACCTGAACCGAAGTCTGTTACATCACGATACATTCCTTCTGGAAGAAGGTAGTCGTGTAAGTTATCAAGAATAAACTGAGAATACTGCTGCGATTCAATGAACGCAGTTGTATTTGCAGTATTATGTGCCATTATTAAGTCTCCTTAAGACTGTTGATTTACTTTAGCTTTAGCATTACCCCAAGCAGCTAATAAGTCTTTAGTTGAACCACCTGCTACCTTTGCAGATAAATCAGTTGGTTTAGCTGTTTGACTTAGAGCTTCAGTATTAATATCACCACTAGAACTAACTACTGGTGTTTTAGCTGCAGATAAACCTGCTGCTTTTAATACTACTGTTGGGCTTGTTGCTGCAAGCTCGTTAAGTTGTTTAACAGATAAGTTAAGTTCTTTTGCTATAGAGTTGTAAGTAACTTCAGCTTTGTCTCCATACTGTTCAGTAAACTTTGCAGCTACTGACTTAGCATTAGAGTCTGCCTTAGCATTTGCTTCTCTTGTAGCAATAGTTTGATTAACTAAATCCATCACATTATCTTGATTAAGTTCTCCTACTGGCACGGTCGTGGCTGTCGGTTGAACTCCAGACTTTAATTCATCTATAAGTTCCTGAGTAGTTTGGCGCTTAGTTAGTTCTTCACGTACAGTTGCAAGTTCAGACTCAAGAGTCTCAATATGTTTCTGTGCATGAGGTACTGATTTTAAAGCATCTTCTGGGCTCTGGTACTTCTTACCCTCTCCAATTACGTCTTGAGCTTCGGTCGGAATCTCAAATGATTTTGGTTGAGTATCTGTTTGTACAGTCTCCTGGGTAGGTTCTTGTACAGGTGTTTCAGTTGTTTCTGTTTTTACTTCATCATTCATGTTACATCTCCTTTGGTCAAGGTAATAAATTATATAGTTTTGTTAGAGCTTTCTGTATACCTCTTTGATAAGCTTGATACTCATTAAAAGCAGGAAGTTTAAAGTTCTCTTCATCCATACATTTTCTGTTTGAAATATCTACTTGCTCATTTAAATAACTTCTTAACTCTTCAAAAACTTGTTTCTTAGTTAAGGCTTTAGCCTTTTCACTTTTTAAATCCATACTATAATTATACCATATATTTAAGTAAAAGTCAAGGACTTTCGTTTATACAACGTCTGGAGGTAAGTCTGAATTTTCTTCTGCTTCAATTAAATCAGATACGTCAGACATACCTACTTGTTGTTCCATTTGATTAACTTGTTGGTTAACCATATTCTCTTCCATAGATGGTTCTTGAGCTTGTTGTTGCATTTGTTGTTGGATTTGCATTTTAAGTTTTTCTTGTTCTGCCATTTCAAAAATAGCTGCATTATCTTGCATAAATCCATACTGGTCAAAGCCCATATACTCTTCTACCATCTTAGCTACAAGTTTAGGTGATACATGAGGACTAATCATTTGTCCTATAGGACTGTTAAATACACCTAACATGTTTTGTAATAGTTGTGCTCTAGCAGCATAATGTCTAGCACCTATAGGTCTAATCATGCCTCTAGCAGTTAAATCTTCTTTAGTAATAGATAAGAAATCTTGTACACCAAAATCATCATCATATACTTTAGCTAGTTCAGGTAAATCTAGATTACGTTTAGCTGATTCTAACATTGTATTTAATAAAGGTTCTAAAAACTCTACTTCAAATTGATTAACTTTATTTTGGAATATTCTACCAGCAGCATTCTGTAAAGACTGTACTTCAAAAGCAGTCTTTTCTCCTGGTGTTCTAATACCCATAGCTTCTCTAGGAGCACCTGCCATTTGCTCCATTGTATTCATTAAAGCTTGTAGTTCATTGTTTACTTGAAATGCTGCAGGGTTAGGTGGTAACATAGTAATATTACCATCTTCTTGTAAATGAATAGTTGTTTCAGGTCCCCATTCAAATGGGTCTACTTCACCCTTAATTACCATAGGTGGATGTATAGTTAAATCCATAGCATCTGCTTTTGCATTTTCTAGGTGGTCCAGTCTATACTGCATACCTACTAGATTATCTAATGGTCCCATGCCATATAAGTTGTCTGGTCTTTTTCTCCATGATACATGAGCTTTACTATCTTTACCTATGTAACTAGGATTTTCTATATTACGTATTATATAGTTTCTATCAATAATAGTAATGATTCTATTCTTGTATAACTTTTCTTCATCTTTATCATAGAAGTCTCCTTCAAACTCTAGTACTTCTACCATACCTGACTGATAATATTCTTGTAGTGTCCCAAAGCCATCAGCTATATATGCGTCAGCTTTATTAATATCTTCTTGTCTAAACATAGATATAGAGTTTCTAATATCTAATGCTTTATTAAATGCTGACTTCTTATATTGTAAATCTGGTCTTTCTTCTACATCTACTTTTAATTCACCTACAGATTTAATATATCTAGTAAACTTAGGTGACTTAGCAAAAGAACTTGCTACTGGATTAAACACAATATCAAATGGTGATATACGTTTTAATTTAGGACCATTATATGTTGTTAATACTTGTCCTGTCTCATCATCTACATGTTGCTCATTAACATATCTTACTTCACCAAAAGCATTACCATAGTCAATGTAATCATAGACTAATAAACTTACTTCTTCTCTAAACTTAGATTCCTTTAGTTTAGTTTTTAAATAAGCTTCAATAGCTTGTCTTTTTTTAATAGTAGAATCTTCTCTAGAAGCTCCTTCCCACTTCATCCAATTGTCATTAGGAAACAATGCATCCATATAGTTTGCATGTAGATTATCTCTAATCTGTGTAAGTTTAGGTAAGGTAGTTTTATTCTTCCAGGGGAGTGTACTATTAGTTGTAGTTGTAGTATCAGTAGCAAAGAGATAGTTTCTTAACTCTCTCCACTCTGTTTCTTTTTCTCTTCTTTGAATCCACCATTGGTTATAAAGTCCAGCCATTACCCTTGCTAGATTTTCTTGTCCAATCGCTTGTTCTATTTCAGCTACTTCACCTACCATAATTTATTCCTTAATGTGTTATACCACCAAATCTACTATGAGTTGGTAAAGGTTTGTTAAATCCTAAACCTTGTGTCATTCTAAGTTTAGGAGCTAATGATATTGCCATAGCATTAGATAGTGCATCTTTAATATCATCATGAGGTGGATGTACCATTACTAACTCTTCTTCTAATGTTTGACAGTTACCACCTTTATAATGCCAAACTTGTAAATTATCATACTTTGGTTCTAGTACTGCTCCTACCCTCTGTGCTTTGTCTCCTAAGCTTCTAGTAGGTCTAAATTCATCAACTGATAGTGGGATACCATTTGGTTTAAGATAACTGTCCTTGAGCTCTTTAACGATGGTTTGTTGTGCTACTGTAACCTCAGCTCTTATCTTTCTAAATCCCCACTTTTCCCAACACTTTAATATATGTTGATAGTAGTCTACAATCTTTTCTGTTTTAAATCTATCTATATCTAATACATAATAATTAGCTTGATGGTCTACACCAACAACTACTAATGCAGTATAATCTGCTTGTCTTCGTAAACTAAACGCAAAGTCAATTGCAGCATATATATTTAGTTTTCTATCTCGTATATACCAATCACCATCTTTAACATTCAAAGCAGCTTTATCAAAGTATTGAAAGTTATCTGAGTTTATCCTAGCACTTTCTGTAGTATTAGGGTCATTGTAATATTGAGCATAAAACTGTGTAGTGTCAATATATTTTGCTTTAATTCTTGCCAACTCTTTAGCATCAAATCCAAATGACTTACCATCTTTACGTGCTCTCTTAGCCCATAAGAATTCACCATCTGTTTCTACTACTCTTTGAAATAACTCATACACTTCTATTTCAGATTCTACATCACCTTCATTATCATAGTGAGTTTCTTTCATATTAATCATAGTATCATATATATCTTTAGGATGATACCTAGTTCCTACTACCCATTCTTCTGCGCCTGGATTCTCAATAGATGCTAATTGTGAATAAGCATTTGCTACTTTCTCTCTACCATCTTCAGAATAAGCATTACCAGGTACCACAATATCATCAAGCACAACAATATCGGCATGAAAGCCAGTTGTATTACTTGTAAGCCCAACTGCTTTAACTGTTGCATCTCTAATCCCCTCTAGCTTTCTTTGTGGGTGGTCAACAGCTATTTCAGCTACTGCCCACCTCTCTCGTTTTCCTTCCTCTGGATGTATCATGTTACTCCAGTACCTACGATATATAGGGGAATCAATTATCTGTTTGATAGCATATAACTGTTTCTCTGCTAAGTCTGCTGTAGCTGATACATACAATACAGTAGTCTCAGGATGGTTAGTTACATACCATGCTGTTCTATATGCAGCTAGTTTACTCTTCATATGTCCACGAGGAAGTAATACTAACTGATTATCTTTTCTATCTGTTCTACCCCACCAACTTATTAACTCTTCATGTACTGCTCCAAGTAATAAGTGTGGTGCTACTAATTTAATAAATGTAAGTAGGTCTGCTTCTGCAGCCTCTCTGATTTGGTCAATCTGAGTCATGTTATCCTTTTCTATATTTTGCTGTTTTCTTTGCTACCTTTTTAGGTTGTGCCACATGCTGTTTACCTTTGCTATTACCCTTCGCTTTGGCAGCGTTAGTAGCTTTCTTTTCAGACGCTGATAAAGATTTCCAAGCCGCATCAGGAAGGTATCTTTTTTTACCATTACTCTTCGTACCATCAGAAGTTCTCCATTATTTTTTCTTAGCTTTTTTCTTTTTAGCCATCATTTTCTTTTTGGCTTCTGCTGCTTTTTTCATTCCTACTTTTGTATATGGATACTTCTTTCCGTTTACTTCTGGCATAACTATTTCCCCTTTGCTAATTGTCCACCAAAGTAGAACTCAACTATCATTGTTGCCCATTTGAATATTTCATCAAATTTATATAGTCCGTCTACTGTTTTAAATTCTGTACCACCACCCCATTCAAAAAACAAAAAACTAGATTTAGGAATGTCTACTGGTATTACAGTTTGTATATCAAATAAACCTGCTATTGGATATACTGCAACTAATGCTAGTATAAAAAACATTAGTATTCTTCGATTCCAAGCAGCCATTGGTGATTCTTTATTAGACTGCTCTCTCGCTTTATCTATTTCTACAGACTTAGCTGCTAATGCTTCCAGCATAAGTTGATGTTGCTCATGTGCTTGTTGTGATTTAATAGCCATTAGCTTAGCAAAAAATCCTAATACAATTGGAATTAGATGTGTAAGTATGCTCATTTATATTGTCTTACCATTTCTGATTCCGCGACTGCTCTGAACATATCAGGACTAAAGACACTAAAGTCCCCATCCTTCCACTTAATGTTTATCATGTTGTCAGGTGTTACTGTCCAACATCCTTTAACGAAAGAGTGGTTAGTATTCTGTGCTGCTGCTCTAAAGCCTTTCTCATTATTATCACATGGAGTTTTAGCTAGCACTATCCTTGTATTGGGATTCAAATAATAAACTTGATATTGCTCTGCAAAGACTATAGTGCTTATAAAGAGTAATGCTACTAGCGTAATTTTTTTAATATACTGCATACCTTCTCCTTTAGTGAGATACATAAATCTCTACCATAAAATTCCCAAGTGATTGCACCACCTATAAACCATAATAAATACATCATTTAACTATCCACCCATGAGACGCTGCCCAAAGATAAACTAGCCCAACGAGAACCATTGCTGTTATCCCTTTAAGACTCCATTTCCCAAACTCCATAAACTTTTTATCTAACCACTCTTGTAAGCCTTCCTTCATCGCTTGCTTATTCAGTTCTTTAATTTCTTCTGGATTAGGTTTCATTTATTATAAAACATCCCAGTTAATTTCTTCTAATACTTTAATTAAAGATTCTACATTCTTAACTTCTGCAAGAGCTGTTTCAACTCTATTAACTTCTGTAACAATAGCAGCTCTATGTGTAACAACATTTTCTGGAATGTCTACATTTCTTTCTACTTTTCTAGTTACATACCAATCTGTATTAGCAAGTATTGTTCCTGCAGTATGATTTACTTCAGTAATTTTTTCAGATTTTAATCCTTTAGTTACTAATCTTACAGGAGTATTAATCATAGCTTCAGCTTCTTCATTCCATTCTTGTACCCATAAATGATTACCTTCTTCATCTACTGCATTTACATCTTCTAATTCTTTAGGATTATCTAGTTCTCCATTCCAGTAGTATCTATCATCAGCACGTACTGGGTCTGCTTCCCACGTAATACCTAATTTTTCTTTTTCTTCTTCTGTTGCAAGTTGTAACCAATTACTTGGATACTGTATTTCATGAAGTGTAAAAGCTTTCCCAGTAGGAAGGTTTTTACCATTTAATCTATAAGCCATATATTTCTCCTATCTAGCTGTTGAGTTTTTAAAAGGGTTTTCGGCAAATGCCATGTATATGTATGTAGAAGCACTAGTATTAACTGCTGCTGCTGTTGTTCTACATTTAAAACTATTGGAAACTAAATCTAAATAATCAGTTGTTGTTTCTGCTGCAGTAGTATCAGCTAAGAGAGTATCATTATCTACATTATAACCTTCTCTTTTATTATCAAACGTATACCAACTACCTGTAGTATTACTTCTTTTAATCATCACAAAAGCAGGTCTAAACCCTGTGTATATAAATGGTCCATCAGCATTACCATTACCTGTGTAGCTACCAAACTTACTATATCCTTCTACTTCTGCAAAACAATAAGCAACCATTGTACCGCTTCCGGGAGTTACTTGCCCAACAGTTACACCAAATCTTGCTGTGGTATTTTCAGTTAGCCAATTAGAACCTGTTGCAAATGCAGCACTAGTGGTATTCAAATACACCCCTGTGTTTGTAGGAGCTGCCCCTAAACTTGTATGATAAACAATCCAATTTTCTCCTGCTATATTTCTAGGTTTTAATATAATCATTGAAGGTACTACACCTAAACCATGCCCTACTGTATATGTACCACTACTAGGTTCTGTGTAAGTAGCAATACTAAACCCTGCTGTTGTATTAGCAGATACTGTAGATGTTACAGAACCATCACCATTAGATACTCCAGCACCATTTGCTTTCCAATGCCAACCTACAAATGCACGACCTGATATATTATCTAAATTAACATTACCTGAAACATTATATCCATTAGTAATAAATTCCATGTTTGCAAAAGCACCTTCAGCATTTGTATTGGTTGTTTGCAAATGTAAATCATCTCCACGAATACTATCAGTTACTACTCCACCACTAGCATCAGTTCTATTACGATACCAAACTAAATCAGGATTCCAACCTACATCAATATCTTGGTTAGTTCCGTTACCTGTCCAAAGTTTTACATTCATATACTGACTACCATCTACAATCGTGCTATCAGGTAAGTTATATGTATTTAGTTTCTTGTATCCTGTAGGTGGTGTGTAGGAAAAAGGTCGTTGCCCGAAGTTAAGAGTAACAGACCCGTTACTTGCAGAAGACCCTACATAAGGTTTTGCATTAGTAATTTGAGAGCTGTAGTCATATCCGTTATTACCAGCAGCTACTTCTGAACTAGCAATAGCACTTTCACCAGCAGCATCTGCTGTGTACCACTGTCCATTTTTACTCCACCATACTAGTTGAGCATCTGCATCCCATGCAACACCTACAATATCAGTATTAGAAAAACCCGGAAGCCCATCTTTAGATTGATTTGAAGCATTAAAATAAATGTCACCTGCATTATTAATACCTACTGCTTCTCCTGTGTAACCAGTAGTATTAGACTCTGTTTTTTTAATACCAATATATGGATTTGTATTGTCTACAACATAAACTTCCCAATACCATTTACCTGAAGTGGGAGCAATTGTTGCTGATACATTTTCATTAACTGCAATAACCCCTGTTAAATTTCCTTCAGTTAGCGCTACCCCATTGTTATCCAAAGGATTTAATGTAGCAAAGTTAGCTGTATCTTCATCGGTTAGTATAGGTACATCTTTCATTGAATCATAAGTTGTACCAGCAGTCAGTGATATATTCGTAGGTGTAAAATCATTACCATTGCCTGATGAGTCTGTACCTAATGCAGCAACACTAGAAGTATCATCAAACTTTAAATAAAATCCATTATTGCCATATGTGCCTGTATATTCTTTAGCTTTCCATGCACCAGTATCTTCATCATATTCACCAAAGTCTGTTGGTGATAGTGTTTGTCCGTCTATAAGGTTTATTTCTGTGAGGTAACCGTCAAAATGCCTACCAACCGAGGTATGCCTTCCAAAATTTAGAGCTTGGCTTGCCTGCAAAACTGCCCATTCATTATTTAATGATATTGTTGATGAGCTAGTTAATAATTCGTTGTTTACATATAGCTTAAATCTATCTGCTGCAGTTCCTTGAGTTGAATCATAAGCAATAAAAATGTGATACCAAGCGGCTGTGTCTCTAAATAAAACAGACGTATTGGTAAATGGTGTCTCACTATACTGACCAGCACTAATAGTATTAGATGTTGTAAAG